CCCCATATAAAGCGTTCTCGTACCATCAGTCTGGCTGATGTAACCTCCAGAAACAGCTAACTTTGTATCAGGTGAGCCAGTTCCAATACCAACCCGATTATTCTCACCATCAACAAACAGCATATTAGCGTTGCCGTCAGACTCAACGCGGAAGTCTCGGTCTATACCTGCATTATTAATAACTAACTCAGCAGGAATAATATCTAAGGCGTTTACGGCATTCCCCGCAGTCATTATTTGGATGTCCATTCCAAAATCTTCAGTGCCGTCAGTAACATCAGCTATATGAGTACGAATTTTCATATAATCTTTTGTTGAACCTGCACTATTTTTACCCTGCCAAAAAATATTTGATAGTGCGTCATCATCAGCAGGACTTGCAGAATCTCTAAAAAGAACTATGTCTGGCCCAGAAGCATTATTTGCCTGTGTGCTATGTAAAGTTAGATATGTACCGTCTGTAGTATTTTTTATTATTGCATCACCCAGAACGGACAATGTTTTAGTTGGTGATGACTCGCCTATGCCGACTCTATCATTGCCACCATCAACTCTAATCATATTAGCGTTGCCGCTAGACTCAACGCGGAAGTCAGAGTCTGCTCCTGCTTCATTAACTACGATACCTCTATTAAACTGAGCTTCTCCTGTATTTGCTAAAGTTAAAATCCCAGTGCCATCTGGTGATGATAATGTTGGCGTAGATACGCTAGAATTAAACGTAGCCGCACCTGCCGCTGACATATCAAGGGTGAGGGCTACAATAGTTGTATTATTATCTTCACCTTGAAAAATTATATCTTTGTCATTTACTAAGCTACGAATTATAAAGTTTGAACTTGTTTGTTGAAACATTGCGGTAGTAACAGCGCCATCTTGGAATACAATATTTCCATTGTCTGCATTTAAATTAATGGATGATGCTGAATCTAGTGTCATATCACCAGAACTTAAAGCAAGGGTAGTCCCATCAAGCGTGAAGTTATCTACCACTACACCTGCGTTGGCTGTTACAACACCACCAACAGTCAACGTGCTTGCCATATCCACAGCACCATCGATATCGACAACGTCTAAGTTGGTGGTGCCATCAACATCAATGTCTCCAGAGATGTCTAGGGATGTACCTGTTAAAACGCCTGTAACACCTAGAGTGCCACCAACGGTCATATCATCTGTAACGGTTAAATCATCGCCAACAACAAGATCGTCAACTTTGGTAACTCCCGCTAGGTTTACATCTGTTAACAAGTCATAAACAACAGCACCTGAACCTAGACCATCTCCTGCAATTACCTTAACTTCTCCTGCAAGGATTGCTACGTTAGCTCCACTACCCTGCGTAAAAGTAAGGGTATAAGATGTAGCGTTTTCCATAATGTACATTTTGGAAGAAGTGTTTGGCAAAAGACTTACAGTACAAGCTTGACCACCACCAGTAAGCTTAAGATACATTGATCTGTCTGCATCTAGTGAGCCATCGGCTTGCGTTATGTTGTCAGTAGATGCATTTGCAATAGCTCTTGTGCCGTAACCAAACGCCTGCCCAATCATCTCAAGGTTTGTATTGGTTTCTGTTCCCCAAGTTCCTGCGGAATCACCTGTTGCAATTTCTTTAAGTCTTAGGTTATTAACGTATGTTGCCATTTAAGCTACCTCTTCCCAATTAGGGTTTTGACTGTTACTAATTATTTGATAATTTGGTGTTTGACTGTTACTAATTACTTGATAATTTGGTGTTTGCGCGGTGTTAATTAAACTCCAAACTTGAACTGATTCTGTTAATGCTTCTCCCTCAACGCCTACAGGGTATATTATTGCATTAGATTCAGTAACAACACTTCCTTGAGTTATTGTTACACCAAAACCAGAAACAGAAACATTAGCTTCTGCCTCTACAGTTTCATTACCAAGAGCAGAAGTTCCAACAACACCAGAAGCCGATATATTAGCATCAGCCTGTACAGTCTCATCACCAAGTGCAGATGTTCCCGCTAATCCAGAAACAGAAATATTGTTATGAGTAATTAGTGTTTCATTACCAAGAGCAGAAGTTCCTACTAACCCAGTAACAGAAATATTGTTATTGGTAATTAATGTTTCATCACCAAGACCAAGCGTTGATGCAACAGCAGAAACACCAACTACCGCAAAAGCATTGACTGCTACTGTTCCTACAGATGCTGTACCTAAATTGTTAACAACAGCAACATTAGCTTCCGCTATTACACTTTCATTGCCAAGAGCAGAGGTTCCTGCAACGCCAGTAACGGTAACAGGCAAGCCCTCGCCCCATGCGAGTTCTCCCCATCCACCCCTACCAAAACCATTTACAATAGCCATTAGTTACTAGGCTATTCTGATAATTGCGTTAGATGCATCTGCTGTTGGGAATTGTATTGTAAAATCTCCTGCGGTTGATGTCTTGTCACCACCAAACGCTAACACACAAACCGCTTTATCACTGTTTGTATCGTTATAAATAAGGCATCCATTTGCAGTAACAGTTGCATTGCTAAATGTTAAGTCGGCAAAATCAGTAAACGCAGTTGTTCCTGATGTTGTTGGGTTAACATTTGTTAATGCCGCTCCTCCTGCGGTGTAGTTTGTTCCGCTTGTTTCATTTGTAGTGGAGTAAGCCGTTGTTGTAGCCCCTAAACTAGCAGAGCTAGTATATAACGCCAACTTAAACGAGTTACCGCCTGATGCTAAAAAGTTGTGTGTGCCTTCCATTAACTCTTTCTTAAATGAAGTACACATTGCTTGCGATATTGCCATTATAATCTCCTAATAATTTCTGCTACATCTTTGTTTTGGTTTTTTTCAAGCAACGCAATTAAAGTAGTTCTATCGCTTTTTATCGCTTGTTCCATGTAGAACATTACAACTTTGTTTACTTGATCCTTAAATGCCTCTGCTTGATCTTTAATTGCAGGATGACAGTTTCCTCCTACAGAAACAATTCTATCTGTAGCTCTTTCTGCCCAATGTTCTGCATCAAGACCTTTATTATTCGATGTAACAACACTAACAAAACCTGTTTGAGCCGAACCTACATCAATCATGACTAGCTCCTTCCCTGACGAACTGCGCCAGACCTATAGCTGTCTGTTGTCCCATAACCTTCACCTAAAGTTTTTAGCCTGTTAACAGCATCATCATACTGAGATTTATAAAGCTGTAACAAGTCAACATCTCCCTTAAGAAATGTATATGCCTCTACTAAACAACCGTATAGTAGCGCATTCTCAGCATTATCTCCCAACCAACTTGTTCCCGTTGATGAAACGGTAATTGACTCTGGCCTATAGAAATAGTGCAATTCAACGGTAAATGATGCGTTTGGCGTAGGAGCTACAATAATAGTAGATTCATTAAATATTCCATAATACTTAGGAACACCAGTAACCGCGCTTGAAGGGTAAGCTTCTCTCATAAAGTTAACGTCTTTATTTAAAAGATACTCATAACCGCTATTGTTTACTGCTAAAGAATAAACTCCTAAGTAGTCTGTAGGAGCCGATAAGTACTCATTATCAGCACTTAAAGAGCCTGTTACATTCTTTCTAAAATCAGGAAGTTGTACATCTTTTATTATTCTTTCTTCTGCTTGAGTGATAATATTTGGAAGATTATCTACAAAAGTGGTTTCAGTAGACTCCAAATAATCTTGCATTGCTTGTTTTAGTGTTGTATATGTAAATGCCATTAGCTTATTACCACCTTAACTTCTCCTGAATTGCATTCCATATCTAGGCCAACTGTAAAGCTTCCTAGCTCAGTAACTCCACCACCTACAGGATCAAATGCAAACAGTTGCCTGCTTTCGTCTAAAGCTCTATCAGGGCGAGGGTTTCTTAACGATTGATTATCAGATATGCTAATCTTTCCAAGCTGTAACTGAGGCTGATCAACGTCTACAACATCTTTTCCAACTAGCAATCCATTCCATCGCTGATCTTCAATCTGACGCACAAGGTCTGTTAGTTTATATCTAAAACCAGTCCTGTCACAAAATCCAAAAGCTATTTTACCTTTTGATGCTGTCAAAATCTGTATCCTCCCGGAGTTACAAATAGTGATGCTTTTTCTCTATCTGCATCTGCGGCAAGGTTCCATTGCTCTTCATACTCAGCTTTTAAAAGAGGAGCTTTTTGGTTTGCTTCAACGTACTTAACACTAAGTTGATAAGCAAGGCCTGCAATTAAGCAAGGAAGAAACCTTAATGGAACGTCCATATTATTAGATGCAGGTGATCCAGTGTCTTCAACTCTCTGCATAAAGTAATAAATAAGAGTGTAAGTTTCTTGGCTATCAGGAACAGGCCAAAGGTTAACAGTAATTGCATCGGGGTCTTTTTCAAGAAAATACTGTAATGGCTTTCCTTCTGTTAACTTGTTAGATAGATGAGCATACTGGCTTATTGATATTCTTGTTAGCGTTTGATCAAATTGACTTCCAGTGCTTCCAGAGTTTGTTCTTACAAAAGCTTCAATAATATCAAGAACATTGCCATCTAGAGTGTATGTACCATCTCCGCTAGTTAGTGCTTGCGTTCCTTCTTGAACAGTCCAAAGGTTCAAGCCTCTATTTTGCCATTCAAGCATAAGAAGGTTAATGCTTCTTCTTGCGGTTCTGTAATCATAGCCACTACGCAACTCTAACCCTGCTCTTTCAAAAGCCTCTTCAATGGCATCGCCAAGGTCTAAATTAAAGTTGTATGTTCCGCTAGTTGCCATTTTTATTTCCTTTTAGATTTAGCCCCAGAACATTTCCATCTTTTGCGAGACAAGTTGTTTGGAGTATTAGGATCATTTTGTTTTTTCTTAGAAAGACCTTTCTTGATGCCTAGACTCCTAGCGCAATAGCTATCTCCTTTTGAAGTCCCTGCACGAACTCTTGGGCCACCGCCTTTGGCTTTACCTGCTTGACCGTAGCTAACTTTTTTTCCAGAGGAGGTTACCTTGACCTTTGCTTTACCCTTAGAAGGCTTGCTGTTTGCCACTATCTGTGCCTCGCGGTCTTCTTAGCAATCTTTTTTGGTTGCTTGCTAAATTGCTTTCCTTTTTTTGTATCAGCTTTTTTCTTTCTAGATGTAGCCGCATACTCTTTGTCTGTTAGGGATTCTCTTGCTTTTTTAGGCAAATATCTTTCACCTGTAGCTTTTTTTCCTTGAGTACTATTCTTTCCTGACTTTGTTCCCCACTTCTCGTTAGTCCATTTATCTAAAGACTTCTGGGATTTTTTCTTTGCGCTTCCACTTTTCATTTCTTTACCCGCTTGTGCGCGTGAAATAGCCATTACTTTTTGCCTTTGGCCTTTGCCTTGGCTTTAGCTGATAAATCTTTTAGATGGAATAACTTCACACTTGTTTTCGTATGTGACTTATTCGTGTGCAAAGTACCGTCAGCCATCTTGTGGTTAGAACCTTTATGCTCAGTTCCGTCTTTTTTATAATGTTTTACGCCTTTCATGTGTATCCTCCGCCTGCTTCTTTATAAGCTTTTGCAAGCATCTGAGCTTTTCTCGCAGACCATTGACCTGACTTTCCGCCTTTAGTCCCTGCTTTAATTCTTGAGAATTGACGCTTACGCATAGCAGGTTTTGTATAATTGCCTGCTGAATTAACAGTTGATTTAGCTTTAGTTTTAGCTTTTTTCTCTGCCATTTTAAATCCTAAGTTGTTTAGCGCATCTTACAGGCGCGTGTACCTTTTTTAGCAATTCCTGCACCGCGAGTTCTTCCGCCTTTAGACATCTTTGTTTTTGCCACAACATTAGCTTCAGGAACACCTCCTGATACTATATTTTCTGAAAGAATTTTTTCATTTCTTTCTTTCTTTTTGTCTTTTTTTTCATTGTAAGAATTAATGCCTGCACCAATAAGTCCGGGCAGTTTTCCTTGCGATAATGCGTATATTGGGCTAATTCCAGTTAAAATCTTTTTTGTTTTATCGTCCATTACATAATCCTTAAGCTTTTGTTCTAGAGTTTTTAGACCTGTTAACTTTCTTGCTTGCAACTCTAAGATTGCTTGGCTTATTGTTTGACGTATTTCTGTCTTTGTGATCAACGTCTTTTTTATCGCCTTTGCTTACAAGCCCTTTCTTTTCCATTAACTTTCTAGCTTTATTTCTTTCAGCCCTACGCTTTTTCTCTTCAGGTCTTGAGTGAAAGTTTTCATACTCTTTCTTGTAATTTCTAGCCATAAGACTTTAGCACTTTTAGTATAATGCTGTAAGTA